TGAAGTAATCATGGATTGTGGTTGTGCCATCGCTGTCCAAAAGAACACCACGAAGAGCGTTCAGGCGGTGGACTTCCTGAGTGGGTGCAACAACTGTGTTGAGCATATTCTGGAAAGTGCCATTGATTTTGCCAGCAACAGATTCAAGAACATTCTGACCAAATGCTCGCTTGCCAAGAAGTGAGGCTGCAGCGATGCGATCCTCAAATTGCAAGTGAGGGACTTTGATTGCTCGTGATTTTTTCTTGCTGTCTTTATACATGCGCTCTGGTGGTGTCCCACGAGGGCGGTCTGCTAGAATTTGCAACTGACCATCAGCTTCATCAATCACAACAACATCAGTCTCAATACCCTCTTCCATAGCACTGAACAAGCCCATATTACCAAGCATTGATTCTGTGTATGGGAGGTTCTGAACACCTTCTGTCAGACTTACAAAGCCAAAAGCATCATCGCTGAATACATCGTTGAATAACATTTGTTTTTTTCTCCTTGTTTAAATTATCTGACTGCGATGCCAGAGTTGGCCAGAAGGGCTGCATTGATTGTGTCAATGTCGCCACCTGTGGATCCATCTGGATATACCAGTTCAGCACCTAAGACTTCACAGTCGCGGACATGAGCAGCAACTGCCACATCAAACCCATCTGCCACTACTTCATCAAACAAAACAGCGACTGCATCTTCGCTGCCATCAGTGGCAACTAGATCAACTTCTGTGTATTTCCCAGAGGTGGTGATCTGCCCAAGGACAGCACCCACTGAAAGTTCTTGACCATCTATGATGGTGATTTCTTCACGACTTCTGAAGCCATTGGCCTCTGAAACCATGTAAAAGCCAGCACCTCGTTTCTCAACTTTTGCTACCACTTATCTAACTCCTTTGTTAGCTTTTTCCTGACGCTTTTTCGCATCGGCCAGAATTACATTGTTGCTAGATGCTTTAGCTTTTTCCAAATCAGCCTTCATGACTTCAGGATCCTGCTGAGCACTAACCTCATTCCCGTCCTGCTCTTCAGCCTGTTCAGAAATTAGTGTGCTCTGGACTTCTGAAATTGAAGTTCCTGCACTGATAAACTTTGCAGCTCGGTCTGGCTTCCCTGCCAACTTGCATGCCTGATTGATCTGTGTGTTGGTGTCAATCTTTTCTTTCAATTGGTCAATTGTCATGTTGCTTCGGATGAAGCTTGGAGCCATGTCAAACATTCCAGATTCAGCACACATTGCTGAGATTGTGGCTGCTCGCTCAACAGGATCATCGCTGACCTCTTGGGTTGGGGCTTCAACAATTTCTGGAGTTGCCACTTCAGGCTCTAGGTCTTGGGCAACTTCAACAGCAGCAACTTCCACAACAGCTGGGGCTTCTTCAACCTCAGAGCTTTTGGTTGGGGAAGGGGTGGAAGCTTTCTTATCTCTTAAAAACATTCTTGATGTCCTCTCATTTTCTATTGTTCCTGTTGCAAAATCTGAATTGATCATGTCCTCTAGCAATTCATCAAATGAAGTTATACCATCAACAAAGTTTATATTAACCGCTTTCTGACCAAAAAGTAAACCTGCTTTTGTACTTATAACGGATTTTTTTGAAATGCCCCTCATGGAGGCCACATGGGTGATGAACATTTCACCAGTTCTGTTGACCTCTTCCTGAAGGATTGACTTGGCTTCTGCCGAAAGGGGTGAGTCTGAGGAGAAAATGTCCTTATCATCGCCAAACTTTATATTGGTGACTTTGATGCCCATGGCTTGATTGGCCTTTGAATAGTCAACATGCTGGATTATGACACCAACAGATCCAACACCGCCAGTCTCAGTCATGTAAAATTCACCAGCTGAAACGCCAAGTGAGAATGCTCCTGAGTATGCATCCCCATTGGCGATCGCTACGACAGGCTTCACTCTGTCATTGACTTCCCTTATTAACCTGCCAAGGTCAAAGTTGCCCTCAACCTCGCCACCACCAGAGTCAATATCAAGAAGTATTGACTTGACGCTTTTGTCATTGGCTGCTGCGATTATTTCATTCCGGATTGATCTATGGCTTGTTATTCCTGAGGCTGCATCCATGTTTGATGACCTGTTGACCAGCGATCCCACAATTGGTATTACAACAACCCCTTCAACTCTGCCAGAGATCATTGGTCTTTCTTCAAACACCATCCCATCACCATGGTTGTGGTCACCCTCTTCAATTGACTGGGGTGGAAGGGTGTGGCCTCCCATGCCAAGCCTTTGCTCAAGGTAGTCAGATATCACTCTGGCCTTTCCTGCTTCCAACAGGAGTGGCTTGTTGAAGCATCTCTGCTGAATATATCTGAAGGTTTGGTTAGGCATCTTCACTTTCCTTCTTGTTGTCAGACTTTGCAAAGTCCTCATCATCAGCAGGATCAAAAGCTTGCGCAACCCCAGAGCCACTGACTGATTGTGGGTTGGTATCAAACACCAAGCCATTTTTCTTATCTGATTCTCGCTCTGCAATTATCATGGCCTCAACTTCTTTGGGGTCTCTGCCTGACTCTCGTATCACTTCAGTCTTCGACTTGAAGCCTGCACGAACTTTTTTGATCTCAACATTGACCTCTTGAAGTGGGTTCAAATACTCCCAAGGATCGGCGACGAATTTGTGCTTCATAGCCTTCTGCATTGACATGCCAGCAGGGAGGGTGAGGCTGCCAGAGAGGATCGCAAGCTCAAACCAACGCTTATAAACCACGCGACAAAACTGGTGAACTAGGATTGCATTCTGGTACTGCTCAGCGATGCGCTTGAACTCAAGCATGGTTGCTCTTATTGTTCTTTCATTGACAGAGCTGGCATCACCTGTTAACTGCTCAAATGTCACATTGACTGCTATTGCGACCATCATAAGCTGTTGCTTAAGGAACTCTTTGAAATTAGGACCAACATCTGCAGGTGAGGAAAATCTCACATCATATCCAGGAGGCAAAATTGGGAATGATCCTGGCTCCATAGGCTCAATGTGGAAGTCCTCATCAACACCTTCACCCTGCACAGACAAAAATGGATTCTTGTCTATCTGGTCAATTGGCTGATGAATGAATCCACCAATCAGGGCTGCTGCTTTCTTTCTGACCAATTCAGCATCCATGTACCTGTCAAGATCAGAAAGTTGTATTAATGACTGCGACAAAACAGGCAACCCTCTTACCTCGTTTGGGCGTCTTACGTCATGGAGGTGTATGACCTCACTTGCTTGAACAGGGGTTGTCCCTATTGTCTTCTGAAGGTCTTGTGCCAGAGTGAAGTCTCCTGGATGAGACTTGTGCATGTGGTAAAATTTAATGTTGCCGAGAGGACCAAATTGAATGCCAGCCAGTATACGATCATTGTTGAAGGATTCATTTTTTGTGACTGGCACCTGCTCAGATTCAAACACCTGAAGTTGAAGAGGCACAACAAGCCCATCCTCAGGTCTGCGAGTTCTCATGCGGATGAAAGCATCACCACCTTCTATCATCGACCTAAATGCAAGGCGCTCAAGCGCTGCGAAATTCAACTTGCCAGAGACATCAACCTGCTCTGACCAAAGCTCCCACAGATCTTCAACTTGCTCATTGAACTCTTCATCGCCAGTCATTGCGATGAGGCGGTGTCCTTCGCCAACAACATTGCTGACAAGTATGTCTATTGCGCGCTTGGCATATGGGTTGGTTAGGACTGCATGCCGAGATCTTCGCCTCGCAACTGTCATGTTAACAATTGAAGTTGCGATCGGACCACTGCCCAAGCCGAAGACTTCACCAGCTCTGCGCCCTTGCTCTGATGCGAAGTTGACTGTTATCTGTGATGGCGACCCACCACCCATACTGAATGGGTCGCCAGAGGACATTGACTTTGTCATCTTTGACTGGATGATCTTGGTCTTTGTTCTTGGTGATCGAATTGATTGCACAGCCTCAGCTCTTGGTGGTGACTTCTTGGTGGTTGTGCGCTTTGTTGTTTTTGGTTTTGCCATTAAGACCTGCCCCTGTGGCTCGGACCAAAGCCTCTATTTGATGTGGTGATCCTTACAAGCTTCTTTCTCTTCTGGCCAGATGAAGAGCCTTCACCAAGCTCATCTTCCTTCTGAGCAATTGCATCCCTGAGTGCTGTGATGCGCTCTTTCAACTCAGCTGTTGATCCGAAAATCAAGGTCTGGTCTTTGAATGACGACTGTCTAACTCCACCAGCATACATCTTCTCAAGCTTTTTGAGAAGGTCTCTGAGTTCTTCTAAAGACCACATGCTCCCACTAAAGAGGTTGCTTGACATCGTTATCTATCCATAAATCTTGATTTGGCCACACGGCGTTTATTTGATTTTAATGTATTTGGTCTGTGATTAAAAGCTTTTTGTTCACTTTGTATTTCACTCTTCTTTTCTTCTGACAGAAGGACTAAACTTTTCTTATCTACAATGTCATTCAAGACCCACCCCATCTGCTGAAGGCCACAGAGGGTTGCATAGGCGTACACGCGACAGTCAAAGGCTTCATTGCGAGCCTTGCGTGGGTTCTTCCATACAAGCACCTTACGTGTGCCCTTCCACTCCTTGACGCGCTTCTCTGCGGTGAGCTGCTTAAACCACTCCTCCTCCCTGTCCATTGGGAAGTGGCAGTATCCAGGATCACCATCCCTGTCAATGAGCAATCTATTGAACACTGTGTTCTTGGCAGCATCAACACCAACATTATAAAATGGTATGTTGATCTTGCCACCACGTGATGGTTCTTTTGGCCAGACAGGGTAGGGCTTTCCTGCTGCTGCGATACCACGGATTGGCCAGATGCGTCTGTTCATTAATCGGCTGCAGAATGATGCCACTTGCTGGGTGTGGCCACCACCCATGTCAACTGAGGCTGCTGCTATGTAGGTGAAAGACCCATCATTATATACCCACTTCCTGTTAAGATATTCCAAAAGGTGCTGCCAAGTTTCTGGGTGTCCAGGATCGCCAGCTATGATGTGGTGTGCCAAACTCCATGACTCTTCATCCTTCCCCCAGCCAACAACTTCACACTCAAGGCGATTGTTCTGAGTATCAATCCCAGCAGTGATCAACCCAACTTCATCTGGCACCTCAGCCATGTATATCTCACGCCTGTTCATCATGAAGTCAACATCAGATATTGTGTCTCCAGGATCATCAAATGTTTCTGCGAGCTGGGTGTTGATGAAAGATTTCAGGCGTTCAATTGAGCCTTTAGTTTCTCCCCAGAGCTTGACCATGTCTGACAATGGCCGAAAGCTTGAGTACAATTTGTTTGCCCAGAAGCCAGCATGGGAGTTGTCACAAGCTCCAACCTCACACATCTCACAATGCGCCCTGCCTTCCTCACCCCAACTGTTCTCGCCATTGGGATCCCAGCCCTTTGGCTTGTTGTGGTGCTTGCATTCTGTGCAAAAGAAGTCAGCTGTCTGTCGCCAATATATTTTTTCAAGAGCAACATGGCGATCATACTCTGACCAAATAACACCACAAGTATCACAACAGTAACCAGCAGTGTCATGGATTGGGCTGCCAGATTCATCCTTGTCCCACTTGACATTCTTCCAAGCCATGACCTGCTGAGCCTCGCAGTGAGGGCATGCCACAAAGGGCTTGCGCTGGTCGCTTGAATTATAACTGTCTTCAATGCGGCTGTCGCCTGTTGTTGTTGGTGAGCACACCCGAATTGATAGGCTGTTGG